CCTGAGCATGGTGCATCCAACTTTACGAGGAATGTCATTGTCTGTGCGTTAATCGGTGTTGGTAGTTCCAAAAACGACTGTTTTTTATTCACCAAATCCTTAGAATGTTTTTCAACGTCTTGTGGTATAAACCCATAGGTCATCTCATTTCCCACTAAACTTTTTTTAGGCTTCAATTCTCTCAAGACTTTTAAATTTTCTTTCGAGTCTAAAGTTGAGATATCTCTATGAAGTCTTTCGTCTCTCCACATTATACATTACTGACATTTTAATAGTCGAATGTCTTTACTGCCACTGCGTTGACACCTTGGTGAATGGTGTCCAATGTTCCATTCGTGGCATCGGGTGAGATGTATTCGATGAATATGTTGTACAGCGCGTCTGCGGTAGAAGCCGTGCCGTTATTGATATCAGACGAGGGTTTAATAATGATCGCACCAGCAGTTGTTGTCACGTCAGGTGTGGAGTTCCAGGGGTTTGTGCTTGTATTACCAAAAACAGACACTGAACCAAGTTTCAGGTTGGGACTCGATCCCCCAGCCCTACTTCCACCACCAACTTCGAGAGACATGTTACTAAACTCCGTGGCATCCTCCACTAAGTGAGCTACGATTTTTGCGTAAAAGATGTTGGACGAAAACGTGAGTTTCATGGCTGCGTTAGCGGGTGTTGTTCCAGTAGATATAGTCCCACTGTAACTATAAAACTTTTTACAAACCGATCCAGTGTTAATCACAGTCCCACCACTCGAATAAACCTTGGTTGCATTAACATTACCACCAGCTGTGATATTTTGTGACGTATACACACTACCAGAAACATCCAACTCTGTGGTTGGGGTAGTTAGACCAATACCAACCCTATCGTTCACTGCATCAACGTAGAGAGTATCGGTGTCAACAACGAAATCGCCATCACTTGTAAGTTTGGCTTTTTCAGTGTTAGCTATCCGAAACTGAATACTTTGATCTCCTTTTGTATTTATAATCGTTTGACCACCTGCAGTCTGTCTGAGTGCGTATCTATATTGTGTGTTCATGTCTTTGTGTGCAAATGTTGCTCCATAGGATATTCCACCCAAGGCACTTTTCCCAATATAAGATGTTACATCTTGGTCTTTCGCAGCGCTAATAGCACCGCTATGTATCTCACCAACCACACCCACACCACCCGCTACTTGGAGGGCACCTGTCGTGGTTGTAGTAGCTGGTGTGTTATCAGATACAGTGAGCACACCTGTGTATGCCCCTGTTGTGCCTGAAATGGCACCACCACTATAACTCGAACCGGTCACCGCACCAGTAAATGCCCCCCCGACTGCGGAAATATCACCACTGAAATTAGCGGTAGCGCCTGTCAATGTTCCGGTGAGTGTAGGACTATCAGATAAGACGACATTCGTGGTTCCCGTGCTTGTGGTGACTCCTGTGCCACCATCAGCAACTGCCAGTGTTCCGGTGATACTGGACGCGGTAAGGTCTACAGCCACTTGTCCAGTTTCTATAACAAGACCACCATTCGTTTTGAGGTCAACGGCTATTGTTGGTGTGGCAGATTCAGCAGCCGCACCGGCAGTTATACCATCACCTCCCACCAGGGATGCCACATAATCCCCGGACGTGTCAGTTCCGAGAGTGACGTCGGAAGCGAAGGACGAAACCTGTAGGTTCGACAGACCACCACCATCACCTGATATCAGACCAGCCGCGCTCGTGATTGCTCCGGAAGCGTATACGTTACCCAATACATCGAGGTTGGCCCCGGGTGTTTTCCCAATACCAACTTTCTTGTTAGTAGCATCCACAAGAATGGCATTTGTGTTGACACTCAAGTCTCCGACTGTATTTAGAACACCATTAATCTGAGCGCTAGTCGCGGTGAATCCAGCACTTGAGAGAGTCCCAGAGAAAGTTCCCGTCGTGCCAGAAATGGCTCCACCCGAGTAACTGGCACCTGTCACGGGTCCTGTGAAGGTGCCGTTAACACCGGACACGTTACCACTGAACGTCCCATTAATGGCGGATATGGAGTTGAAAGTGGTTGGCACAATATCAGCAGATCCATCGAAGGCTACACCACCAATCGACCTCGCGGTGGTGAGAGTAGCCGCGGAGCCAGTTGTGTTTTGGTTACCACCTGTATCTACACCAGGGAGATTAATGTCAGCCGAGCCGTCAAATGCTACACCACCAATCGATCGAGCAGTAGTTAGGATAGCGGCGGAGCCAGTTGTGTTTTGGTTACCACCTATGTCAACACCGGGGAGGTTAATGTTAGCTGAGCCGTCGAAGGCTACACCACCGATTAGTCTCGCAGTAGTTAGGGTAGCGGCTGAGCCAGTTGTGTTTTGGTTACCACCTGTATCTACACCGGGGAGGTTGATGTCGGCCGATCCATCGAAGGCTACACCACCAATCGACCTCGCGGTGGTGAGAGTAGCCGCGGAGCCAGTTGTGTTTTGGTTACCACTTATATCAACACCAGGGAGGTTGATGTCGGCCGATCCGTCGAAGAGGACACCACCGATTGCTCGTGGTGTGGTAAGAGTAGCGGCGGATCCCGACCACGCCCCACCAGAGAGTGTTCCCGTCCCATCTGTTATACTAGCACCGGAGACAGCGCCGGTAAATGTTCCCGCCACACCAGAGACGTCACCACTGAACGTCCCCGCCCCACCAGAGACGTCACCACTGAACGTCCCCGTGACAGCCGTTACACCCACAGTGACAGACAAGCTGTTGGTGTCTAATTGGCCAGTGATGGTAGTGTCATTTTGAACTTTCAAATCACCGAGAACGTCTAGGGTGATGTTGTTAGAGTCTGGTGTGATGGCAGTATCTGTGGAAGAGTTTTGTGTATACCCGATTGATAAACGTTTCGGGTTTTCATCACCATGGTGAATGATTCCCACATTTTGATTTGGGTAATTAATTATAATTCCAGTATCCAGACCAGCTTGGGTATTGTTATGAGCGACGCCGATGATACGATCTTCCACCACCAAATCAGTGTTTTTGATTTCTGTGATGGTTCCATTCCTGAATTGAACATTACCTTGGATTTCCAAGTCACCGTTTATATGAACATTACCAGTTGTTGTGAAGGCTGTCGTGGGGTTCTGAAATTCAATGGTGTGTGGGGTTGTATTACCGAAACCGGTCACGAGTCTGAGTGGGGGCTCAGTTGCAGTTGATGCGGAAGAACCCGACTCGGTTATTTCACCCGTTGTTTTATCATACATTAGAAGCACAATTTCAGGATTTGAAAAGTCTTCCCTGAATCGGATGGGTGAGAGATACACGGCTCCGGGATTGGTGACTTGCATTTCGGTGTTACTGGCATTGAAAACGATGGTATTTTCTGCCTGATCATCTAATGCATGTTTACCAAAACGGATTTTGGTGGATCTCTCCACCGTCGGCAAATTCTTAACCATTTAATATAGTCTGTTATTTTAATTCGCGTAAAGGAGTCCTGCCATTCCATTCTCGATACGTAGAATGTTGTAATTGACTGCATAAATGGGATGATTTATTGACATGTTTTCACTGACAATTTTCACTGATTCCAAACGACTAAAGTTTAGAGTTCCAGTGGGTTGTAAGGAACTCGTCGACAGACAGAAGCAGTAGAGGAAAAAGTCGGGTGAAGTGACAAAATTTGTGTGATAGTAGTTCATGACATCTATGAAATGTGGTTTACCCCATCGAGGTGTGCACAAGTCGAGTCCATTGATCGTTATTTTGACCTTATTGGATGGGGATGTAAGTGCACCATCGGTCGTTGTGTCAGATGAGGCGATATATTTGACTGGATGATTGAAGTACAACTCTTGTGTTGTGTGGTTCGAAGGTAGGTTCTTTTGAACTTGTGTGATGAGGAGATCATGTCTCTTAGAAGCTATGTTACCTCTCTCTTCGTTATCGAGATAGTAATAGTTTGCAAACATTTCAATGTTATAGTTGGAAGCCTCACTACCCCAGTAAATACGAGCCTCTACATTGTGGTAGTTTAAGGCCACGAGGGGGAGGGCACACTGGGGACCTTCACAGAAGAAGAAGCGAAGGGGGTAAAAATAGGAACGTGCACTTACACCTGGGTGGGTTCCATTTGCAGACTTGGAAACGTTTTGAGCAAAGGTATCGATAGCAATCTTTTCAGTAAACACAGAATCTTGTGTATCTATCACAGATCCACCAATGAGAAGCTCGACTTTGTCGATGATGTTATCCCATCGCTGGCTATCGAGAGCTTTTGTTGTGTCATCTAAGGTGAAGTAGACGTACCCTAGAAGATCACCAGAACGTTCAAATTGAACACTTGACATGGAATTATTTTTCACCGCTCCATAAATCGTTTGTTTTTCAATGGACTGTGAAAAATTTGAATGTCTCTTGAAAGTGGAACTAAAAAACGATATCTCTGGTTTGCCAATGATATATTTATCCTGGGCACCAACAGCAATAAGTTGAGTTATGCCAGCAGACATCGTTTGTTACTTTTAAATGAGAAAAATTACAAATTGGGTTTCATACACGTGAATTTCAGGACGAGAAAGTTGGGGGTGCCCGTGGTATTGGGCACAATTAGCTGACCGGCTTGGTTATAGATATTTACAGTGAAGCGACCAACCTGACGAATTGGGGTGATATACTGTGTGCTCACATCATATTCATCCTTAAAATTGTTGATGTGGTTACCAGTGCCTACTGCGGTGACATCGGAGATGAGGCTCGCAAAAGCACCCTTCACGTTGCCGATTGTGCCAGCACCATTCAAGGTTCCAACCGCCCTGTCATTAAAGTTACTGTCCAGCTCTTTGATGGAAATGTAAATGTGCTGGTTAGAAGCCTTCGTGTGAATGTGAGAAGCCACGAGTTTAGCCTGAACAACATTTTTCAGAGGATTTTCGAGATAGCAGGTAAAACTATTGGCACTGCTCTGTCCGGTAGAATCAATAGTTATCGTGTGATACTCATAATTAAGATCTGGGATGGAAAGAACCATTTATATATACTTAGATTAAAGATCCACCGATTCCACCAGAGATGGAATAACCAGCGTGATCATTCACGAGACTCTGAGCACCACAGACTCCACCCGGGGTGAGGGACTTTGTGTAAGGGCTACCCTTGGGGGATCCGGGTGCACATTCCTCACGGTGCTCGAGATCAAAGATGGACTTCTGGCTGATAGCGTTGACGGTGATTGGCCTGGGTTGGTAGTTGCTCGACTTACCCTGAATAATGGTCAGAACACAGATAAGGGACATGAGGACCACAATATACATCAAGGCGTTGCGACTGGTCTTGTTGAGACCGAACATTTACTGTATGTTTATATTTTTTTTAAAGTGCGTTAAAGATATTTTTTAAAGTTTCTTCATAGAGAGTAGATGGACGGAGATATCATTCTTGATAGAGGACATACTACTGTTATGAAATTGGATGCTGATGAGCAGGCGCTTATGGATGAGATTGAAATTTCTGTTCCACAGCCCAGGCCCGTTCAGCGTCCACAAAAGAGTGCTTTTGGACCGCGCCCCCCCGTGCAACACCAGGAAGCTATGGATGCTTTCGTTAACCCCAACAAACAGTCCGCCCCGACACAACCCACCCATAACGACGAGGAGATTGATTACGGTGAGGACAATGTGGCCTTTGATGATGAAGATATGGGAGCTCCTGGAATGCAGGAGGAGAAGCCTTCTAATGGGTATACTTCTATCGACGAGGAGAAGTCTGATCTTCTCAACAAGCTCGCTCGCCTAGAGAAGAAGGGTTTTGCTGTGAATAAGCGCCTCACCGCATATTCC